TAAAATAGATGAAAAAAAAGCCATTATTAAAGAATTAAATTTACAAAATTTTATTAGTAGTGTACCATATATATTTTTAAATACAGGAGTTAAATTTATTAATAAATATCCTATTACTGATAATTTTGATAGTGTTAAAAATTATTATACAAGTAAAGAGATTCCATATTATTGTGTTGGTTGTATGATTTATAATGAAGATGGAACTCGTAGTAAATTAAGAAATAACAATTATGAAAATGTACGTAAATTAAGAGGTAATCAACCAAAACTACAATATAATTATTTATGTTTAAAACAAGAAAATAAAATAAAAGAATTTTTATATTATTATCCAGAACATACTTTTATTTTTAATAAATTTAAGTTAAAAGTATTTGAATATACTAATCAACTTTTCATGAATTATATTAGTTGTTTTATTAGAAAAGAAAAAGTATTAAAAGAATATGATTTTCAATTTAAAAATCATATGTATAAACTTCATGAGAAATATAAATCTGAACTTAAACCAAATAATAAAAATATTGATAAAAAATTTGTTATTGATTACTTCAATAATTTACATCCATCACAACAAATGTTTGTTATTAACTATAGTGGGGAAACCTCCACATACGCGGTAAACAAAGAGGAAACTCAAGATGTAATTATGAACAATGAATCATTTGTAATGGTAAATTAATCTTTATCTAATATATCTTGCATTAATATTCCACCTTAAAATGCACTTGACATATTACTAGTATTATATGAATCTTTTTTTATAATTTGAATATAATTCACTATAACTTGGTAATTGATAATCTAAAGATGAATCTGTTAATATATTATTAGAAATATCTACTTTATTATGTACTACATATGTACTTGATATTGGCGTAATTATTTCATTATTATTAACATTTTTATTAAAAATTTGACATATATTTCCCATTTAATAATATTATATAAAAACAATATTATTAAATATTTAATTTTTTATAGTAATAAAATAAAAAAACCAACAAAATATCAAATTAGGAAGGATCTTAAGGAAACCTAGATTTCCTTAGTATTAATCTGTTTTAAAGAAATTTCTAATTTCATTTAATAAAATTAAACTTTGATTTACACTTTCTTCAATTAATAAAATAATATCATCTTTTTGAACTATTTCTTTAAAACTAATTTTAATAATACTATTTTTATCATGTGGATGTTTTTTCAAAAATCCAATATAATTTAACTCTTTCTTCTCTTTAAAATATACACTATATAAATAATATTCTATTATTTTACCAATAGTATAATCTTCATTTTCTAATGTTAAAATATATGTATTTTCCATAGTATCATTAGATTGACTTATTAAATCACTATTTTCTTTAAATGAATCTAATGCAATATACAATTTTTTAATAATAATATTACTAGCTAACTCTAATAATTTATAATTACTATATATACCAATAGTTTCAATAATAAAATCAAAACTATCTTCAATAAATATTCTTTTTGCATCTAATAACATCCAATCTTTTTTTAAAAATTCTATTTCTTCTTTAGAATATGTATCTTTAAGACTTTTTTCTTTAGTTTCCCATTCTTCTTTAATTCTTGAAGTATCTAAAGTATTACCATATGATGCTGTTGATACTACATTAAACATATTATTATCTTTTGCATTACTTATTGTTAATTTTGATTCTAAATTTATTTCTTCTAAATCTATATCTATATTAAAATTAGGCAATAATCTCACAATATCAATATAATCTCCACTAATTGGATCTGGTGGAAAGATTTTTGAAACTTCAGATCTTGATAATTTTTTATCTAATTTAATATTTTTAATTTCAAAATCTTCTGATGTAGCATATATAATATTATTTGTATCATTTTTTTTATTAAGTATTACAATATAATCATCAATAGGAAAAGATTCTAAATCATCTATATGAATAGGAATACTACTTATACGTTGTTTAATTAATTCATTATTAAGACGTGTTTTATTACTAATTATATTTACATTATTTTCTTCATGTGGTTCTGTTTTAATAACTATACATGGAATTTCTGATAACAATACACGTCTTAAAGCATTAACATAGCTAACATTTATATTATTAATTGAAAATTTTAAAGTATTATTATTTTCTTCTAAATTAGAAATTTTTACTTTTGATGCCATTTATTTAATATATAAACTATTTTTTAATAAAATTTTATTCAATTTTATATTTTATTTAATTTTATTTAATTTAAATATATTTAGTTAAAAATAGTTATTAAATAAATATATATTATTTATGAGTTCTATTTTATATTATAGTAATTATTGTAATAATTGTAAAAATTTATTATCTGAAATTTCAAAATCAAATATAAAAAAAGATATCCATTTTATTAGTATTGATAAAAGAATAAATAAAAATAATTCAACATATATTATACTTGAAAATAATCAAGAATTATTATTACCACATACTGTTAACGCTGTACCCGCTTTATTACTAATAAATGATAACTATAAAGTATTGTTTGGTGATTCTATTAAAACTTATTTAAAACCAATTAATGAAATACAAAATAATATTTCAACTAATTTTAATGGAGAACCTAGTGCTTTTAGTTTAGGTGATGGACTAACTGGAGTTGTTTCTGATAATTTTAGTTTTTTAGATCAATCTAGTGAAGATTTATCGGCTAAAGGTAATGGAGGATTAAGACAAATGTATAATTATGCTACTATTAATCATAACGATAAAATAGAAACTCCACCAGATGATTATGTACCTGATAAAGTAGATGAAACCAGTTTAAAAAATTATGAAAGCAATAGAAATAATATTAATTAAATTTAAAAATATTAAATAATAATTTATACTTAAAATTATAAATTATTATTATTTTAATAATGGATAATAATAGTACTATTATTTCAAATGAAATTATTATTGAATTTGGTAAATTATTAAAAGATTTATTAAATGATATACAAAATTCATTTAATGAAATTTTTGAAACAATTATAGTTAAAAATAATGATTATAAAATAATATATGAAAATAATATAACTATTTTAGAAAATGAAGTTTATGATAACAATGAATTAATTTTATTTAATAGTATTAAAAATATACATGCTTTTTCTATGAAAAAATTTCCTGAAAAATTTTTTGATATTTTATATCAAAATGAAGAACTTTTTATAAATAAAGAAGCTAGTGAACTACTTCCAAATATATATTTTTCTGAACTATATAATGATAGTATAGTAACAAGCAATATTAAAGAAACTATTTGGAAATATTTACAATGTATTTTATTTTCTATTGTACCTAATATTCAAGATAAAGATTCTTTTGGAATAAACAATAAACTTTTTGAAGTAATTAATGGTGAAGAATTTAAAAATAAACTTGAAAGTACTGTAAATGAATTAGGTAATTTATTTAATAATTCATCAAATGATTCTTCAAATAATTCATCAAACACTAATGATTTTAACTTTAATGACTTTAAAAATTTTGCAAAAAATGATATATCATTAAATATTGATGAATTATTAAATTCTAATGATATTTCATTTAATTTTGAAAATATTTTTAATGAAATAAATAATAATTTTACTAATAATACTAATAATACTAATAATACTAATAATACTAATAATACAGAATTTTCTGCAAATTCTATACCTAATAGTAAGACAATTCATGATCATATTAATAATTTAATAAATGGAAAAATTGGTTCATTAGCTAAAGAATTAGCAGAAGAAACATCTAAAGATTTAGACATTGATTTAGAAAATCAAGATATTAATAATGTAGGAGATGTATTTCAAAAACTTTTTAAAAATCCAGGAAAATTAATGAATTTAGTAAATAACATTGGTTCAAAATTAGATCAAAAAATAAAGGATGGTTCAATTAAAGAAAGTGAATTATTAGAAGAAGCAAGTAGTCTAATGAAAAATATGGGTTCAATGCCTGGAATGGGTAATTTTGAAGATATATTAAAAACAATGGGTAAAAATGTACCAAAAGGTGGTAAATTTAATAATAATGCTTTTCAACATATGATGGATCAAAATATAAAAATTAGCAAAATGAAAGAACGTATGAAAAAGAAAGCTGAGTTCAATAAAACTAATACTAAAGAAAGTAATAATAGTGAAACTAAATATGAAAAAAATTATTCTGAAAATTCAAATGATTTAAATAGTTTAAATTCTAATTTAGAATCTTTAATGAAACAAATGAATGAATTACAAAATAACAATAACAATAATAGTTTTATTGAAGATATTATTAAAAAACAGCAAAATAAAAATAATAATCAAAATAGTGAAACAAGTCAAACTAATAATACACAAAATCCTAAAAAAAATAATAAGAAAAAAAATAGAAAATAAAATTGTGAAAATTTATTACATATATTATTAATAAAAAATAAAATGGAACAATTAGTAGAAAGAATTAACTATTTAGAAGAACAAATTAATAATTTATTTTTACAAAAATATATTATTAATCTTAAACAAAATGGGTATGTTATAATTCCAAATGTTTTGAATAATTATGAAATCAACAAAGCAAAAGAACTATTCTTTAAATGGAAAAATTCTATAAATAATATAGATAACATTCATAATTCAATAGATCCACATGGAATTTTTAAATTTCATGAAGTGGGACATCAAGAATTTGCATGGTATTTAAGAACTCGTCCTAATATAATTAATATATTTAAAAAAATTTGGGAATGCAATGAATTAGTCATTTCATTTGATGGATCATGTTATATTCCACAAAGTTGTAATAAAAAAGATAAAATTTGGACTCACACCGATCAAGCACCAAATTCAATAACTTTAAAATGTTATCAAAGTTTTGTTTCTTTAACAAATAATGAAGAACGAACTTTAATAGTTTATGAAAAAAGTCATTTATTACATGAACAATACTTTAAAAATAGAAATATTAGTCATTCTAAAAATTGGAATTTAATTGATATTGATTATTTAAACTTAATTAAACCTAGTAAAAAGATTTTAAAAGTTAATGCTGGTGATTTAGTTATTTGGGATTCTAGAACATTTCATCAAAATCAATATGGAAAAATTAATAGCGAAGAAAGATTAGTACAATATTTATCTTATTTACCAAAAAATGTAAAAGCTAATAATAAAACTCAAAGTCAAAAAAGATTAAAATATTTTAATGAAAGAAGAACTACATCACATTGGCCATATCCTTTACATGTAAATAGCCTACAACCTCAAACATATGGCGATGAATCAAAATTAATTGATTATTCAAATTTACCAAAACCCGATTTAAACGAATATTTAAATATAATTAAAACCATTATTTAAATCTTTAGAAATAATAAGAAAAAAAACAAAAACTAAAAAATAATTAACAATATATATAAATGACATTAAATAATAATATTGATCCATCAAATAATAGTGTATTAAAAAAATTAGATAATAAATTAAATAATAATACAAATATTTGGTTTAAAGATCCTAGTGTTTTAATTGATAAAAATAATTTTTTTCAAATTTGGCCTTGTCAAAATATGTCACGTGAAGAAAAAATTAATTCAATAACAAGATTAATAATATATCTTACTTTTTTTGGTTATTTAATAACTCAAAATCTTAATATTTTAATGAGTGGTATTGTAACATTAATTATTTTAGTAATAACCTATTTTATTTTAAATAAAAAACATTTACAATTTTTAGATAAATTAAATAAAGAATCATTTAGCAATGAACAAATATATGAAAATTTAAAACATAATTTTACAAATCCTAATACAAAAAATCCTAATATGAATATATTATTACCAGAAATAAATGATAATCCAGAAAGATTAGTAGCAGCACCATCATATAATAAAGCAGTTGAGCGTCAAATAAATGATTCTGTTAAAAATATTATTAAAAATAACTTTAAAGATCCTAATATTGATGAAAAATTATTTAGATCAAATGAAAATGAACCTAGTCCTGATGAATTTCAATTTGAACAATCAATGAGACAATTTTATACTACACCTAATACTAATGTTCCAAATAACCAAAAAGAATTTGCACAATTTTGTTATGGAAATATGGCATCTTGTAAAGATGGTGATGTAGAACAATGTTTAAAAAATGCACCAAGACACATTAATATGTAGTTATAAATTAATATTTAGGAATAAATATTATACATTAATATCATTTAAAATT